AATGGAACTCATCGCCGACCAAGTCGCCCCGCGCAAGACCGTTGCAAAAGAAAGCGACAAATACCCGATTTATGGCCGTCAAGACCAGAGGCAGTATTCGACGCTTCGCGCAAACGGCGCACAGGCGAATCAGATTAACGCATTCGCCATCGAGTCTGAAGGCACATATTCTTGTGATGAACATGCGCTGAAAGACGTTGTGACCGACCGCGACCGCGACAACGCAGATGCCCCGATTGATGTCGAATTTGACACAACCGAAGGTCTGACTGCTGCTGTTCTGCTCGGACGTGAGCGCAGGGTCGCGGCTCTTTGCACAACGTATGCGAATTTCGCAACGTCGGGCAACCGCATCACCCTCTCCGGGACATCGCAGTTCAACAATGCCGGTTACGATGCCGCCGTCACCGCTGACCGCACACTCTCGATTGAGTCCCGCATAAGCGTAGGCAAGGAAGCAATCCGCACATACACCGGCGTAAAGCCGAACACAATCGTAATCCCGGCAGCGGTTGCGGAAGTCATGAAACAGGATACAAAAATCCGCGAAATCATCAAGTACACGGATTCCAGCCTCCTCGTCAATGGCGACCTGCCCCGCACGCTGTGGAATATGAACGTCCTGATTCCGGGCGGGATTTACGACAGTGCGAACATGGGCCAGAGCTTCACCGGTGCGGATATTTGGGGCAAAAACATTTTCATGTTCTACAAATCCCCGACAATCAGCCCTCGCTCAATGAGCTTCGGGCTGACGTTCGAGCCGCGCTCACGCTACGTTAAAAAGTGGCGCGACGAAGGCGTATCCGGCGACTATGTCGAGGTATCCGAACTTCTCGACGAAGTCATCCTTTCCGAATACTGCGGCTATCTCATTTATAGCTGCATTGCCTAACGTCAAGACACGGAAGCAGAAGTAATGATCGGGCGGGCTTAACCGCCTGCCCGGTTTCTCTCAAAAACGGGGTGTGTAAAGATGAAAAAGACATTATTCACAATCGCAATCATAGCGGGGCTGTTGTTCTGCGTGTCGCAGGGCGCGTCCGCAATCGCTTATAACGGCATTGCCGACCCTAACGGTAGAATCCTTGTCCTAAACGCCGACGGTTCGTTAAACGTCGTTTCAACCGCCACGGGAACGATTACAACCACGGTTTCACTTGTCGCGGACTTTGACCCGGTAAATTATTCAGTCCCGGCGACATCGGCAAGCGGAACAAATCTTAATGCTCCGGCGACCGCGACATTCTTTGTCCTTGTAAACGAATCAACTCAAACACTCCGAGTATGTTTCGCCTGTACCGCATCTGCTACAACCGGACTTTATGTCCCATCTGGCGGAAGCGTGTCGGCCGATAATATTTCCCTAAAGGCATTATCCGTATATAACAGCGGGGCATTGGTTGCCCCCGTGTCAATTATGTACGGGAGGAAACCGTAAATGCTTAGTTGTGGATGCTGGCAACGAAGCCGTGTTTTATACCGGTGACCTCAAATCTAAAATCACAGTACCGGCAGGGAAAATGTTGATTGTAACACAGCGCGTAGGTTTTCGCGTAGTCGATAAATAAACATAAATAATTGGAGGCAATTCATGAAAGGGCTTGACGTAAACAATAAACAGCAACACACGGGCAATGATGAAGACAGCCCGCTTGTGATGTGGCTCGGTGATAAACTATCGAGCTTTATCCCGAACGAACCGAATGCCATTTTTGTTCGCGGCTGCGCCCGGCGTATGCCCTCGCACACGCGCGAGACACTAAAGAAACTTTATCCGAACTGGCAGATTGTTAATGAGGATAGAATTTATATCGGCGGCTCCATTGAAGGTGTTGAAGATTTTGAAAAAGATATTGCAGCGGATTTGCCGGGGAACCCCAAAATACTTATCATGCGTGACCTTGGACTCGGCGATGTGATAATGTCGCTACCGGCTGTCAAGGCATTGCGTGAATTGCTACCCAAAGCGCACATAACCTATGCGACAAATCCCGGTTACTTTGGATTGTTCGCCGGACTCGGTATTGTTGACGCACTGATAAAAATCAGTGAAGTAGATATTCAGGATGGCCCCTATGATTTAGTAATCAACTGGTGCCGGGCATTTGAAGATTACAAAATAGAGCGTAATCGCGGGCGGCGTGTGGAAAGCTTTTTCAAGCATATCGGACTGCCGGTTCCCGAAGATGTTGGTAAATTGAATGTCGCTCCGATACCGAGTAGCGAAGATACCGCGTTTATATCCGGAATGCTCGCCAATGCGCCCGGCCCATATATTACATACGTGCTGCAAGCCGCCGCATGGAATCGCACATATCCGATATGGAAAGCCCGTGACGTATTTCGTGCGCTCCATGCTGCATTCCCGCATCACAGAATAATTGTGCTTGACAGCCAACCGGAATTTGACATCTACGGACAGCTCGACTACGTGTTTCCGCTGTGCGGACGAACAACCGTTATGCAAGCCGCAGCGGTTATTGCAAAAAGCGATTTTGTCATATCGCCTGATACCGGCCTCGCGCATGTTGCCGCGTCAACCGGAGTTCCCGTAGTGGTTCTCGGTTCAACGCAACAGTATGATTGGCGGTTCGACCACTACGGCGGTCACGTCGGGTATGTCTTGAAAGAAAATGCCGCGCCCTGCGTGCCGTGCTGGGACTGGCAACGAACACCCGCAAAAATAAAATATTGCATGAAAACGAAAGCCAATGTTTGCATGTTAAGCATCGACCCACTGGAAATAGCACAATGCGGAGCGATGCTCATGGATAGAGTTGGCAACGGGGAGGTGCCAGCATGAGTCCTAAATACAGCCTGATAGTCCCGTTCCACGTGGCGCATGTAAACCGTATACAGTGCAATCGTAAATGGCTTGACGGTATCATTTCTCGAAATATCGGAGCAGATATAATTATTGTCGATAATGGCTCATGCCCCGAATGGCGCGAATTGCTTGAATCGGGGTATACTATCTGTCCCGATATTATCAACGTATTATCGCTTAAAGAATCTTTATCATACTCACAGGCTTGTAATACTGGAGCGCGTGAAGCCAAATGCGATACGCTTTGTTTTCTCAATTCAGACGTTGAGATTCACGCCGATGATTGGTATGCGCCTTTTGTTGAAAAACTCGCGGGTAAAAACGTCGGCATAGTTGGCGCAGCGGGGCGTAGGCTTTTGCCGGGGACGTGGCTTGGCGGTGCGCTCCGGCATGATAACGATGTTGATTACGTTGAGGGTTGGTGTGTATGGATTACGCGCGATACGTTTGACGCTGTAGGTGGATTTAGCGAAGAGTACACGCCCTATTACTGCGAAGACTCTGACCTGTCTTTTAAAGTTATTTACAGCCTACACAGGCGACTCGAAATCATCTCCAAAAACGATCAAAAGCTTTTCCATGTGGGCGGACAATCAATCCGCTGGAACAACACAATGGAACGTGTTCACCTGCTCAATAACACAAATACGTTTATCAGAAAATGGGAAGGCTTGTTTACGCCCGGTTCCGGCTTTATTGGACATACAAGCGTAGCCGTATTGATACCCGCACACGTAAAGGAAGAGTATCTCTGTCAGTGTCTTGATAGCGTCCGCGACATATCCGCACGCAATGTATCGGTTTATGTCGGCCTTGACCGTATGGAGTTTTCAAAACGCGCGGATTATCCATTTGCTCGGTTCTATGATTTAGACTTCGGCGAAGTCAACCACACGCGGAACTTCCTAATTTCAAACAGTAGCGAGCCTCTAATATATTTCCTTGACGCGGATAATTATTTGAAAGATGGCGCAATCGAGAAGCTTAAAACGCAACTGATAAAGCATTGCGCGGATGTCGCATATTGTCAAGCTGAAATACTCGATGAATCTGAAACAAAATGGTTTGGCGGCGCGACCCCTGAGGGGCTATTACGGACGGAACACTATAACTCACAACGATTGCGTGAAATGAACTACATTGATATGGGTTCGCTTGTACGCCGTGCCGCTCTACCATCTGGCGACGTTTTTGATGTTGAAATGATTGCCCTGCATGATTGGGATTTATGGCTTGAAATGGCGGCGGCGGGCAAGAAATTTGTTTACGTTGAAGAACCGCTGTTTGTATACCGCGTACATGAAACGAATTTAAGCCGCAATCAAAACAGATGGAATGTAAGCATTAAGCGGTTGCGTTCAAAGCACGGTAACGATATTGGGTGTGCGCGGCAGCTTCCGCGTATATCCGTTGTTGTAATCGCTAAAACCCAAAAAGAAATAGATGGCAAAAAGCGAGAACTCGCGACACAGACAATCATGGTTGATGAATATTGCACATCAACACATCCAGACCTTGCGACGGCGTGGGTTGAAGCATTTGCAAAAGTCACTGGCGACATTGTAATTGTCACCGAAACAGATACCCGCGTAACGTCGAATACATTCATCGAAGAATTACTCCGCGAAATAGAAGACAACGCGATTATCAAGGGCGGTGAAATCAATCACAGGTGGGAAAACTTCGCAAACATAGCATTCCGTGCAGATGTGTTAAAGCGATTCCCTGTAACGATGGAATACTCACTCGCGCAGGATACAGAATGGTATGCGCGCATGAAGCAAGGCGGAATAAAAATAAAGCAATTCGATGGCGCGTGTGTGGTTCATGACCGTGGTTTTTATACCGTTAAGCAACTTGAAAGAGCATACGATTATGGGCGATTGCACACACGCTTGATGCAGAACACAAATTATTACCCGATAGATGACTACATTAAACGCCTTGAGCTGCAAAAGGCGATTGCAGAAGAGACATTAAGGGGGATTCAGGATGAACTACAAAACCTGCAAAGAAATTGAAGAGAGCATTATCAACTTTGGAATAACTGGATATTTGACAATTGGGGATATTCGTTTGCTTTATCGTCTGGCGCGCGGAATTCCCGATGGTTCAAAAATCCTTGAAATAGGAACTAATCGCGGGCGCAGCACTCGCGTACTTGCCGCCGCCGCTCCGAAATGCGAAATAGTAACAGTGGATATATTCTCGCTCTGGCAGGGCGAAATACCTGAAAACGTGGCGCGTGAGATTGGAATGTCTCATGAAGTCGCGGCGAAATTTGACGGCCCGTTTGCCCTGATATTCATTGATGGCGACCATGAGGCAGGATGGGTTGAAAAAGACATTACATCGTGGTTACCTAAATTGAAAGTCGGCGGCATTGCGATATTCCATGATTACGTTCAGGCCGACCATCCGGGCGTTAATGATGTTGTTGACCTTATGATTGGCGAAAGCGCGGCATATCAAAGAATACTGCCGATTGAAGATGAAGCAACAACGGTTTGTTATGCTTGCCGCAAAATAAGCGATAACTAAAACGAGGAGGCAACGAATGATAAAGGAAGTATTAAAAAACAGAATCAACCCGCTGGTTGCGGATTCTTGCCGTGACTATCATCCGGCATTTTTGATTGAGAAAAAAGACGCAATTGATTTTGCGGTTGAACGCTATGGCGTAAAAACTATTGCCGAACTCGGCTGCACATGGGGCATTGACTGCGCGTATGGCGACTATGCCGCTCGCAAATATGGCCTTACAGATGTTGCTTTTGTTGACACATATTGGCCGCAAAGCTCTATTGATGTATGCCTAAGACTTCCCGCAGCACGCATTATTGACGGGTGGCTTGGACAGCCTGAAACAGCCGCGCAAGTTGGCAAGGTTGACGCGGTTATTTTATTTTGGGTGCTACTCCACCAAGTCAATCCAAATTGGGATGAAGTATTGCGAATGTACGCAAAACAGACGGACGTTTTTATTATTTCTAATCCGCAATGGCAGGATGAAAAAACAGTTCGGCTTTTTGACCTCGGCGAAGAAGAGTATTTTAAAAACGTGCCGGGCGATAAGCTTCACAATCACCTATACGAAGGACTATTTGCTGCGCTTGCCGGTGATGAAGAAGCAAAGAAAAAACTTCACAACTCAACGGAGCATCATTGCTTTTGGCAGTGGGGCATAACAGACAATGACATAATCGCGCTCATGAAATCGCTTGGCTTCAAACTCACGTACTACATGAACACGGGCGCGCATGGCGGACTTCCCAAATTCGATGATTGCTGTTTTGTGTTCAAAAAAGTTTAAGGGCGTGACAACATGGCTTACGGAACAACAAACGGGTTGAAAAATAGAATCGCTGAATATACCACATGGGTAAACGGTGGAACGCTCACGCCGACCATGATAACCGAAGCATACGACGATGCGCAGGGACAGATTGACGCGAAACTTGCCGCCGTACTGACCCCGCCGATTACAACCCCGGCATGGGCGATGCGCTTCATCCATAAAATAGCCGATGACCTTGCTGCGTGCGCGGTACTATCACAATATTATATCAACAAGGCTCCCGATGAATCGCAGGAGCTTATCAGATATTGCGACAAACCGCTAAAAGCTCTCGATGAATTTGTCAAAAAGCTTGAAGAGAATCCCGCGTTGCTCGACCCGACAATCACGCCGGGCGAGAATCTTATCCTGTCCAGCACGGAAGGTAACGACCGTGTGTTTACGGTTGGACAATATGCCGACGACCAACCGATTGACGATGGCGGAACGATGGATGAATGGTGAGCGTGAATGGTTAGCATACAGACAACAGTTGACGCACAGGGCTTGATTGCAACGCTTGATATTATCGTGCAGGGCAAGGCCGGTATTAAAGATGCGCTCAACGATGCGGGCAAAGTGTTGATAACAAGTATCAATAAAAACTTCGACGCGCAGGGCCGCCCGCGATGGACACCGTTTGCCGCATCAACACTGTATAAAAAAGCACATAGAAAAAGCGCGCCAACGACAAGCCCCAAACTGTTACAGGATACCGGCTTACTCCGCAATTCGATTGTAGCCAAAATGGTTAATGATACGACACTTGAAGTAGGCCCATCGCGCACATACGGCGTATTCCATCAACTCGGCACGCGCACTATTCCGGCCCGTCCGTTCAACATAGCGCAAGAAGAAGATGTCACGCGGATAGCCGGTATTTTTGAGCGCATGATGACAAGGGGGAAGGGGAGTTTCGCACAATGAAAACGCTTATCACGAATGTTTATAATCGTTTACTCGCGCTGCAAGCCACAGGGCAACAACTCGCGTATGTGAAAAAGCTTTATCTCGGTGATCCACAGGCGGGCGTAATCATCGAATATCCGGCGGTTGCAATCGTAGGAACTGGCATTTCAACCGTCGCGCAAACTATCGGCGGTGGGCCGGGGTTGGGTAATCGCGGCTCCGATGAAACAACATTCACGCTAAACATATTTGCGGCAGTTCGCAATCATGATGGACAAGCAACATATTTCGGCAACACAACAACAGGCGAAAAGGGAATACTTGATTTATGCGATGACCTTCGCAACATTTTTCGCGCGGAAACATTCAGTGGCGCACTCACACGCCCCGCAAATATTCCCGATATATCAATCAATTACATCGTTGAAACAGGTAATCATATTTGGGTTGCTCGGCTTGATGTCGAGGGGCGCAGAAAAGAGCAACGCCCGCGATAAACGGCCTTCAACATAAAGTCTGGGGAGACTTCAAAAGCAGTTGAAATGTTGAATATTCAACAATGAAAGGCAGGTGAAAAACAATATGTCAGGAGCAGCACTTGGACATTTCGGGCTTAAACAAGAAACCACTTATGGCGTGGAAGCAACCCCGCCGACGGTGTTTCATGAAATAAAGAGCGAATCCATTGCCGCAGACAATAACCTTATCATCCCGCGCTATATCGGCGGTGTTAAAGGGAACAAGCGCGTCCTGCCCGGCTCGTACACGGCGGAAGGCTCGTTTGAACTCGATGCAACGCCGGAAGATGCAATGGGCTGGATTCTCAAGGGCATGTGCGGCAGCGCAGTTTCAACGCTTGTGACAACCGGCGTGTATTCGCATCTATTCACACCGGGGCAGAGCAACGATTTGCCGTCGTTCACAATTCAAGTTGATGCGGAAGCAGGTTGTCGAAACTGGCGCGGATGCCAGTTCTCATCGCTGGACATCACCATGTCGCCCGACGAACTGATTGCTATGGTCGTAGGCGTGATAGCGCAGTATGACAATGAAGCGACAGCCGCAACGCCAACATACTCAACGCTCGACCCGTTTACGGCCTATGACGTTGCAGTCACGCTTAACGGCGTAGCCAACACGGCAATGGAGAATCTGAAACTCACATTCTCCAACGATGTAGAGGGCATAAAAACCCTTAACAATCAGCGCTGGATTGGACGCACAACGGCGAAGAATCTCAATGTTGCAGGCTCGTTTTCAATGGAGTTCAATGACATGGACATGCTCCGGCGTTTCTGGGGCAGTTCGGTTGCAACACAGCCTCTAAAGTGTCTTGACGATTCCGTTTTGCAGATTGACATTGTATCCAGTTGCCAGCAAATCGGCAGCACGGGACACTACTACACGCTGTCAATTGCAATCCCGTCGTTTTACATCGCAACGGGCGCGCCGAACCTCACCGGGGCCGATGACCGTGTTATGCAAGAAATCGCATTCGTCACAAAGCACGATTCCGTCACGGGTAAGAGCATTTCATTCACGCTCAAAAACACACAGAGTGGGTATCCAGACCCATAAGGATTTTAATCATGGCATACCGGAAGCCGTCCGCGCGTAAGAGCAGAACGCTCGATGAACTCGCGGGAAACGAAAAGTTTACAGACAAGCAGGGCCGCGTTTGGCGCGTGCGCGTATTCCCGCTCGGAAAACTTGACAGGGTGAATTATCACTTTGACAGGTATTCAGCGGAAGGCGGTTCATACCGTGCGCAGGCTGCTTTAATGTCGGCATTCTTGCTTGACCCTTGCCCGGACTGGTTCATCCACGCCCGGCGGCTTCTGGGCCTGCCTGATTATTCTTCACGCGGAATGGGTAAAGTATTTTTCGCCCCCGATGTTGAATCGGCTATTGATGCGATATGCAAAGCCAATTTTGACATGACGCTCGATGAACTCGTAGAGCGGGCGTTAAAGAACGCGAAAGAACGCGAAGAGCAAAAAAAAAAGTAGATGATGACTTTGGCGCGGTTCTGTTTGGCTTTAGTGAACGGTTCGGATGGACACCCGGCGAGGTGTTGAAACTGACGATAAAGCAGCTCAACGCCTATTGTGAGAACATGAATAAACAGAATCGCAAGGGCGGCGGGGATGCACTGTTGGAGAATCTAAAGAATCAAGTCGGAATCGGACGAAACATGAAACGGGTGATGTGAACATGGCAAATCAAGATATTAACATCCGGATAAAAGCAACCGATGAAGCAAGCGCGGTTATAAATAAGGTAAAGCAAGAAATTAAAGCCGTTGAAGGCGCGGGCGCGGGTATCGGTAAAGGTGTTGGCGCGGGCGCAACGGCTGCAACCGGGCCGCTCGCGGGGCTTAAAAACGCATTGTCAGGCGTTAGCGACAAGTTCAATGAATTATCTGGCGCGGGCGGAATGCTCGGTAATTCACTTGGAAATATTAGCAGTACATTATCGGGCTTAATCTCTCCGGCAACAATGGCTATCGCGGCAATTGGGGCACTTGTATTAGGGCTAAAAGCCGCAGTAGATGAAGCAATAGCCGCAGAAGAAACATGGACTCGCGTATCAAATGTTTTGGGAAATACGGGACAAAACACAGATGAGGCCGTCGCTAAAGTTCAAGAACTTGGCAACGCAATGCAAGAACTACGCGGGATTGACGGCGAAGCAATAGGAGAACAATTTGCAACATTAAAAACATCAATAGACGACGTTGACAATGCATATCGCGCAACAATCGACTTACAGGCATTAATGCAAAAGGGCGGCGTTAAAGAAAAAGCCGCTATGAAAGCCCTTGAAGATGCCTATGCCGGAATGCCCGAATTGCTTGGCGGCCTCACAACAGAAACAAAAGCATATTATGATGCCAATAGAGATTTAATGAGTGACCAAGAACTTGCGGCGGGGCTTATCCAGGAGGTGGAAAGTGCCTATGGCGGCCTGCTGACAGCAACACAATCTAATGCCGAAAAAACAAGAGAGCTTGCCGGAGAATGGGAAGATTTTAAGGCAACAATAGGTAATTTGGTGCTCCCGGCATTGGCTGAACTTAATTCCGCTATTTCAGGATTTATTTCACTGGGGACAAGCGTTGTTACCGCAATCGGAAATATATCGAATAGCTTTAAAAACATTATCCCACCGGAAGTATTTGCGAAACTCAAAGAAGCATATGACTGGATGCAAAAAATCAACAAATTCAGTCCTATGAATATAATGTCGGGCAAGACATTGTTTAATGCCGCGGCTAAGATTGGCAAGGCAAAAGACGTTAAAGACCAAAGCTATGCGGAAAAACTTATTAATAAACAGCTTCAATATTTCGGGACTGCAAAGCCAAACATTGCCGCTAAATTTGACCTTGAAAACGCTATGAAGCAGGCGGCCACAGAAAAAACAATATTTGAATATAAAAATAAACGCGCAATGACCGCAAAAGAAGAACTGGCTACGCAAGAAAAAATACTTGCGGCGGGTCGCGCACAGGGAAAATCATTAAAAGAACTTGCTCCGGTATTAAGCCAAATAAATGCGCTTAAACAACAAAGCCAAAAACCAACTACGGGAGCTACCGGTGGTAAAAAAGCCGTTGATTCCGGCTACGGAAAAGCCATGTTTGGCATTGAACGCGCGGAGACTAACGCGGCATTATCGGGCAAGCAATATTCATTCGAGCAGAAAATCAATGCGCTTGTTGCGGCACGCGGCCAGCTTAATAAGAACGCCAAAGACTATCAGCAAAAACTGCTTGAAATAGACAAACAGATTGTAACGGTAAAAAAACAGCAGACAGAAGCCACAAAATCTAACGCCACGGCACAAAAAGCGGCAGCCGATGCAGCCGCGCAACAGGCACAAGAAGTAAACGACGCTTACAAACGCGGCCAGAGTGAAGCCACGTCCGAGTGGTCGGCGATGATGGACAGGCAGAAAGAAGAGCTATCCCAGTTCGGCAATGAGCAAATGAAGCTCGCCGACGATTATAAAAAGAAATACAAGGATTCATCTGAATCAATAAGCAAACTCCAGACAGAACGTAACGCGCTTGAACAGCAATATAATCAAGCCGTAATTATGGGAACGCTCACAATAGAGCAACGCGCGGAACTGCTCAAAGACCACGCCAATGTCATGCGCTCAATTTCCGATGATGAAAAAGACTCTATCCGTAATGCCGCTGATGCGCTCGACCAACAGACTGAAATGTTTATCGTAATGAATAAGCTTTCCGATATGGACGCGGATATACTTCGATACAAAACCGACCAGAGCAAACTCGCGCAGGGACTTGTCACCGATACGCGCGAATATGTCAGTCTGGTTGCGAGTGGATATAAATTTCAGGAAATGCTTAAAGAAGAATATGGCTTAACGATTGAACAGGCACAGGGATTAAACAAGGTTCAACTCGAAGGTATCAAGAAGCGCAAGGATATGGAAAAAGACCTTGCCGACTTCAAGGCCGAAACATCACTCAAAGAACAAATGGGCTTTGACACAAAGGGAGCCAAACGCGAGCTTGCTAATAAGCTACAGGAAAAAGCGTTAATCACAAAGAGCATGAAAGACGCGATGGCTGCAAGACGCGCGGAAGCCGCAGCCGACGCAGAAGATAAACGCCTACAGGATATTGAAGATGCAAAGCAACTCGCGCAAACATCCTATGAAAGCTTAAAAACCGCGACATCCGATGCGCTCATGCAGGGATTCAACGAAGGCGGAAAAGCCGGTATCAAGGCTTTCATGAACTACTTTAAACAGCAATTAATGAAAACCACAGCGGACTCACTTGCAACCGCCATGCTCAAAGGCGGCGGCACGGGTGAATTGTCATTGATGGGATTAATGTCAAGCGGTGGTACGGGCGGCTCAACATACGATGCGGCAAAGGCATACATGGAAGCGGCGCGCGGCGGCAATGCTATCTCAATGACTCCGGGGCTTTCGGGCGCAGCGGGCGACTTGCTTTTATCCGGGAAGAGCGGCGGCAGTGTTGCCCCGATAGGCGCGGCAATGACATCCATCGCCACAAAGGGCGAAGCCGCGCAGATTGCAAAAGAAGTATCAAAGAATGAGTTTGCAACCGGCTGGAAAAACTTTGACATGCTTGCTCGAAAGTCAAACCCATTCGCGGAAGGCTGGAAAAACTTCGAGGCACTCGCGGGCGCGGGCAAGAAAACAAACATAGCGTCAATCGCGCAGGGTTTTGGCGGCGGGATTGGAAGTCTCGCAGAGGGAATGGGGGGCAGTGTTGCAGGCGGCGCGGCAAAAGCTGGCGGTGGTTTTCTGTCAAAGCTCTTCGGCGGTGGCGGCGCGGGCGGTGGCGCAATGGGCTTTCTCGGTAAAGCCATGCCATACCTCGGCGCGGGCATGATGATAGCAAGCCTTTTCGACAAAGGAGCGGGCGCGCCCGTCAGCGGGGTTGATAAACTCCCACAGAATGCGGCTCCAAATGTCTTTGGCGGCGGACTCGATGTTCTACGCGGAAGCGACGCGTTTACCCGCGCGGCATTCAGTAGCCGCAATGTCACCGGCGCAGTCACGGCTGGCATGGCGGAACGTCGTTTCGGCGAACAGCCACAACAGGTGGAAGTCACGGTCAAGCCGTCTGAAATGTTCGACGTAGAAGTATCACAGCGCACAGGCGAATCAGTCCGGCGCAGTACAGCGGGCGGGACACCAAACAGAACAGGATTCAATCTATGAACAATGATAAAGAACCGACTACATTTTTGAGAAAACGCCCTGACCCGGTGACGATTCCAGCCGATGCGATAAAAAAGCCGTGGGTATGCGCGTCATGTGGAACCATCGGCGATGCCACTAAGGGCGGGTATGTTAATATTCGTGGCTATCTCTATTGCGATGGCGAATGCAGCGCGGCGGCACTATCGAATAATCCATGTAGAGGGTGTGGAAAATAATGGCAAACGAATGGAGCCTATACATACGAGTGCGCGGGGAAGTCGCAACGGATAGCGGAGACGGCCTGACGTTCGATTTGACGGGCTTTGACGGTCAAGCAACACCTACACCCGTTGTCTACATCGACGGCACAGCACAGACAAGCGGATACACATTCAATAACGGCAGTCAATCGGTTGCATGTTCGATAACTTTCACGGCTTCACAAACCGGCAAAGCCATAACGGCAGACTACCGTTGGAAATACGAGAACAGCGCGGAAGAAGATGCAAGCGCGTATGAAGTCGATAAGGATGTGAATATCAAGAAAGCGAAGGACATCAACGGCAAAGATATTGTATCAGTCTCATATAATCCGGTCGGCAATTTTCGCGGCATGGTTTTGTTTGAATATATGAGTGATGCTTTCGCGGCAATGTTCCGCAAAATCGTAGAAAACGCATACCTATTCGACCTCGAACGCGCAAGTGATGCCACATCTCCACGAAGCCTGTCAAATCTCATGGCGACGACATACCCGAAATTTGCAGAAGAACCGGGCGTACCGGGATTAACCCATGTGGGTTGTGAATTTATGCAAATCGGATGATGATATAACAAAGGATACGCAATGCTGACAACCGCGCAATTCAACACATTAAACCAAATGCGGCGATTCACCGCGCAACGCCTGTTGATAAAAAAAACACGCGGAATCACGATACCCGGAATCACAACCGATTTTCCCGCGACAATTGATAAATTCGACGGCGGCGGATATCCGGCTCCAAACACGGCGGGCGAAGATTACAAACAGATAGTCCGTGACACTGGCAACAAGCGCAATCGCACAATCATTCTGCACAATAATCAAATGTCAGAACTTTACAACGCGGTCATATCCATAATCGACCATAAAACCGATACTATATATTCAATCAATCGCAGCAACAGCACAGGCTGGCCGTCAACCTACAACATCGTGCCGGACAATATTTTATTCGACGAAAAAGCAAACAAACTTTACATATCAGTCCCCGCGCTTGCGAGTAAGAACCCGCTTGTATGCGTGATTGATTGCGAATTGACGTTGCCCGATGAACCATTACAAAACTGCTATCAAGTCGCGGAAGTAGCGGAGGCCGACCGCTGGGCTTGCACACAATGGGACGCGGGAACGGCTTTAACACGCGGAACCGTAACAACATACCCAACAGACGCAGCCGCACGCAGCCATTATAAAATTATCTGCAAACGCGGCGGGAATCTTTATTGCTTCTATCAATCGAATCAGTTGAATATTTATATCGGCGAGATAGGTACTTCTACCAGTTGGACGGAACCATATTTCAAACCGAACAACTTTGGTTATTTCACACCCGCAGGGGTATATGTAATCCTATGGACGTGGGGAACAACAAACGACCATGCAAACGTAAATACCATGCTCACAGAGCATAACATGGGTACAATTTCTAATGGCAACTACCTGACCGGCTACGGCGTGTTGACATCGTGGGATTACCGCGATTCAGACGGGCATGTCACGTTACTATTCACACATCCATATATGTCTTTGTCCGGATGGGGCTTTGGTAATGAACCGCTGATTATGGAGCTATCTATAGATGATTGCTATAGACAATGGGACGTTGGCCCACTATTCGGCAGCATTCATCACAAATCAGGTACTTTCGGATATATTGATGACCTCGGACACCTCGGCAAATTCATATACTACCAGACAGGCCATTCGTCGGCGATGCAAACGAATTTTGATTACAAATATACGCTCGATGCCGATGCCGCAAACGCCTGTCACCAAATGGCGGTATATATCACATGGGAATATAAAAATGGCGCACCATCCGGCAGTGACCAATATTTGCTGCGTATCGAAACCGCCGCGCATGGCGTGCATTCTGCAAAGCCTTCCGATGTTCCGTTTAGTGCCTATGAAGCAAGCGCCGGTGCAGTACACTACATGGATGTTGAAACCGGCAACTGTCACAAAATAGTAACTATCGACCCGAAAGACCCGTGGATTAGAGTTGTCGCGTATAAAAGTGATGACACCAACATGGTTGATAATCTCGCTTACAACGTGGAAATTGACATCAACATTTACATCCGGCCTCACCCGCTCGGCTGCATTTCAATGTCAAGCGTGTTGTCGCCTACCGCGCTGGCGCAATCCACAGACAGCGGGCGCCCGGCTCCGATTAATGCGACAGCCTATCCATCATATCTGACAAACGGATACATGACAGCAAGCGATAGCACGGTTGACGGAGGCGAAGGCGCAACAGTTGATAAATACACATACCTATCTGCAAAAACCATAATAGGCAACGGCGCATATTTCTACCTCACAACGGACAACATCGTCAATTCAGGAACAGCGACGGCGGCTGGGTTATATATCATCAACTCAAACGGGGTTGGCATATCACGGTTACTTACAACCAATTCAGACCTCGCAAACAACAACATATATTTGGTTTCACGGGTTGATAAAACCGGTGAGTCCGGCAGCTTTTTAGTTGTATCCTCGCCCGCTCTGCCAACAACCACGAACAACATTCAACTATTCGACACGCTCATAAATGCTTTCGCGTGGGATGGCGATTCCGCTGATGCCGCGATTGCATCACCGCTGAAAAGCATTGAATACAATGGCTCATTCTCCGCGCTATGCAACATCTACGAAATATGGGTTTACAAACCCGGCTGGACAACATCAACCGACCCGCGCACTATCCGCGAATGGTGGGATGGAACTTCACCGGATTTGATTCTCGGCGCAGGACCGGTTGTAAATCTCTCCGATGATGGGCGCATTGCCGGTATTGAAGCTCTGTCATTCTCGCACGCAAAGGGCGAAGCCTCTTATGAGCTACAGTTCGGCGTTTCGGATGTAAACTATCTGCCGTGGGTTGCAAGTCTTTTCAACGAGAATCTTGGCGCACCCGGCACATACACCGGAACACTCGAAGATGGCAATTGCATACTTTTTCAACGTGGCGTACTAAACGACAACAATACATGGACATGGCTTGACGAATGCCAAACATTCATAGTCTCGGAACCGACGCAGGCGCAAGAAGGCATAGCCTCGATGCGATGCACATGTAAGGGCATTATCGGCAACATCCTCACGCGCTCGATTTACGAGTACACGCACGAACCAACCGCGACCGCCGTTGCCGCTGGCGTGCTGACCGCCGATGCAACCGAAAAGATATACACATATCTTGTCGATGGCGATGTTATGACCGACTGGGCGACATCTCCAGAAGTAACCGTTTACGTCGATGGCGTGAAGGTTTACGACTATACGCTCAACACCGGGGCCGGATCAGTTACGTTTGAAACCGCCATGACCGGCAAAGTTATTACGGCTGATTTTACATATTATGTCCCCGGCACCAACGAAGCCGAAGACATCATTATCTGTATTCTTCGGCAAGCCAACGAAAAGGGCGGCCCCGGCCTTGACGATACTTATTTTACCGACTATCTAACGGGTGAAACCCTGACTACTGCCGACCATCTGACATATTCTTTCAGCAAAAACAATCTCCGCAACCCCGATACATACAACGCCGTTTACGTCGATGGCGTATTGACCACAGCGGGCGTGACATGGGATTACCGCGACGGCACCGTCACATTCGATGCAGACAAATCCGCAAACGTCATCACCGGCGATTGCATCTATTTCACAATCCAGAAAAGCGATATAACCTTGCGGAAAATCGTATTCAACGCAAAGACGCAAAACTCCGCATACGATTGCATCAATGAAGTTGTCCGCCGGGTAACTCCGAATTACATTTTCCACGAAGCCGCAAACGGTAAACTGATATGCGATTTTTATACCCAAAAAGCCGATGGCTTGGAAGACATCTCCATTGACGGCGGCGATATTGTTTTGACGAACTTCGCCGACAACCCCGCCTATTATGGTATTGCAAATTGGGTAATATCCTACGGGCAAGCCCCGCTTTCAGAACTTCCGAACCGGTGTAGTGGCCGAACGGTTACAAATCTCTGGCCGTATGCGTGGCACGCTGGCGTAGATTTTCAATCAATCGTAGATGGCAATCCCGAAACACAGATAACGGCTGGCTATGGCCGCTGGAGTCAGGGAACACTCGCGGTCTGCAATGCGCTCGAAGCCGCCGACCCTACCGGGATTCCAATGGTATCAATCGACATGGAAACAGCCTATGAGATTGAAACAATCATAGTAGCGCGTGGCGCAGCAATCGCCACAGAAGGCGACGGCGGTTCTACCGTCACTTTTTCAATCTGGATTTCATCAAATGGCACAACATGGCGTAAAATTGTTGACCGTTTCAATATCGCTCCGGGCGCAAATATCCAGTTCAAGGCCGGGACAAACTACGACGAAGGAACAAGCTTCCGCTATATCAGAATCAACATGCACAGCATCGGCCTCTATCAGTGGAAAGGCCACACTGACAGCCAAATGAATTTATCGGAAGTCCAGTGCTATGAGACTGAAATTATTCGCGGGGAAGCAAAGCTGCAAAACACCGACCCCACGGCAGTGCATTATGACACATGGGGCATGCTTGAAAAATATGGATACCTGATGCACCGCGCCCGCAACGGACAGCCCGACCCCGCGCTTTATACTCAATCCGCCGTAGATGGCGATGCATCGGATGTTCTCAATGAAATGATGCGCTTGCTTTCGCAGGTTCAAGCCGATTCCCCATATTTGCCGGGTGTTCCCTTGTTTTCGACAATCAAAATATACTGTCCGGCAATGCAGCGAACCGCCACTATGTTTGTGGAAACAAAAAGTATAACTGATGGTGGAGACTCACTTACAGGGAGCAACTATCCATAATGCCGCCAACCAACAGCAAAAACATAAAGCTCAATCGCATCATCCAACAGACTGCCGCGCTGACGGCCAAAAGCGACGCGGAAGCTTCTACGCGCATGGCGATTCAGTCTATCCAATCGACCATCGCATCAATTCAGGCCGCAGTAACCACGCTTATCAATGCGAACAATTCAGCCGGTGGCGATAACGGCTACTCGACTATCAACACAACTACAACCACACTGACAAACAAGTCCGGCGTTGCTCGTAATTCCGGCGACGTTGTTATCCAGTCTACGGGGTTTGACAACGCGTTCAGCACAACCACTACCCCCAACAGCCCGCTTGTTATCGGTTGTGTGGCATCTGATTCCCTCGATGGCACAACGGATGCAATCGCAATCAACGCCGATGGCATAATCTGCACATCTGGAGTATCAGCCGTAAAAGTCGATGCAGATGTTGACGCAATATCTCCGGGTGATTACTTGGTGTCGCATTCGACCGCTGGCGTGGCTGTCAAGGCCGCGAATGCTTTTGCTCAAGGCGTATTCGCAATCGCGCTCGAAGCTCTTGCAAGCGGCACTGATACAATCGACGCGCTTATAATTCCTGTGTCAAATCGCGATTTGATAAAATATGAACTACTCACGGCTTCTGATGCCTCAAACGTCACGCTTTCCGAAACCCCTTATGATTCATCCGAAGGGCTTACATATCCCGCTGTCATAATCGTGGACATGACACTCCCGGGCGGAACGGCTTCATTTCCTAATTCGCTGTCAACGGCATTACCCGCCGGGGCAAGATGCAGCCTCACGAATACAGGCGCGGTAATCACAAATTCCCTCGCGGATTGGGGAACCGGAGCGGGAAACATATTTGCAATCTACCTGCCCGCGACGCGCGTAACCGATGAAAATCAATTCAAATTCTTAACACTAATAATGGCGTATGTGTCACAGTACGAGCTTGCGCGGTCGGCGACGGCGTGGACACATTCCGGTCTGCACACAACCGCCAAAACCATGCAGGGCGCAGTCAATGAAGTTGTTGATGAAATACATAATGCACGTATAAACACTTCGCAATATCTTAAATTCACAATCGATACAACAGGTTCCGCAACCGGAGTTTCCGGCGCATTGCTTTCATTCTCACGCTGGATTGATTCAGCGATGGCAAGCCGCCCGATTAATGATGGTACATTTACATACTCGACCGATGCTAACAGCGAATTAATCATGCTGTCCGCGCTTGTTCAGTATTATGGATTCTCAACCGTGACTCCGCAAAATACTGTCAATATGGCTTTTGGTTATTTAAACGGTTATCTAAACACCGTGATAAAAGATTTGTCGTAAAGGGGTTGGCATTATTGGCGAAATACTACGAATGCAAACTAAAAGAGTTAAAAATAAAGGGTAAGGCGTTCCGCGATAACGGAGCCGACATACCGAATGGTACCGCTTATAAAATTGTGCATAGACACGATGATAACAAAAAGGTGAAAAAGGAAGATAGTCTTGTGATACAGACACATTACAACTGGCTCGCTGAACGCCCGGCGGATATCCCAGAAGATATAGAAAACGAGGAAGCATAATGGCTAATGCGTATTCGGCTCCAAATTTTAACATAGATACAGATATTGATGAAGCCGGTCTTGCTACATTAAAAGGCAGCGCGGTCGCCACAACCGATGTTATTTTTGTTTACAATGGCGCAAAAGTTACCCTCGGCATAGCTGGAAACTTTGCTTGTGATGGAATGTATCTCGGCGATAATTCTGCTGGCACCGCTGTAACAAAAACAGGCTACTGCGATATTCTTAACAAGGGCGGATTCACCGTGACATTCCATTCCGCCACACTTCACAATGGATTGTCCGGTGAAGGCTCGACTTCCAAATACATCATCACTGGCGCGGCCGGCAATCGCGTTATTCTCAAAGGCAACACGGCTGCAAAATCGTCTGATTCAAATGTCCAGCTATGCGCGAATGAATATCAGCATGTCGAGTTTCAGCAATTTGCCGGACTGTACCTAAACAACGCGGCAACTGTTGTAAATGACGTACTGATGAACGGCTTGAACTCCGGTTCTGGCAGCGGTTTTGCAGTCTACACAATGCCCGGCACGTACACGTCAAACGCGACATCCAACATCGGCGCTGCGGGATTTCCTATTTATGAAGGTGCTCGGCTATCAAATGCCGACCTCACGGAAATATCGAGACAGACATCACATACCGGCGCAACCGCTGTTGTCAAAACCTTTGGGTTGATGCGTGTGATTGGAACCGAACATATTCAGATTAAACGCAACGCAGCGTCATTCCTCGACGCACCCGCATGGACAACCACAACAGGCATTCAATCACTCGCGGACAACGTAGTATCAGCGTCCGGCAGCCTTGTTGCATCGTGGGGCGCGGCAACGAGCGCACGCGGGGAACAGGTCAGATACCACGTTTATATCCGCAATGGTTCAGCTCCTGACAGCTTTGGAATGTCGAGCGTGTACTTTTGGGGCGCAGTCACTGGAACGTCGGCAATCATCGCAAGCGAGGCTGACGGAACCGCGCTTATCTATGGCGATACATACCATGTAATCGTGCACTGCGCCGATGTTGAAAATGAAGACACAAACACTACCGTGCTGACTGCCATTCCGACTAATCTACTCGACACCGTTAATTCCAAGCTATCAACTGTAAATCAGCGGCTCATGAACTTGCCACAATTCATCATAGCAGCACGATAAAACGAAAAGGCACACACGCACAATGACATTCAGTAAAGCCGACCTCGACGCAATCACAGAAGCCTTTCAAGGAAAAACAGACCACGACCTATTGATACACGTTGTAGCGCAGATTGAAATGATAGGCAAGCAACTCGAAATGGGTGACCGCCGGATGGAATCAATTGAAACAAAGCAAGATGCATATAATCAGCAACGTATAAAATGCATAGAAGATATTTCCGGCGTAAAAATTGAAGCCGTTTCCGCATCACGCACAAGCTCTATGATTTACGGCATATTAACCCTCGTAGTAGGGGGTATAATTGCGTTTGCCTTTACGGTTCTCGCAAAATAAAAGGAGGCTTCAAAATGTTTCTAATCATCGCATCATGTATTTTTCATTTGCCGTTGTGGGTAATCGTGATCGGCTTGCTGCAAATGGCAATCAACACGCTTGCATGGCTGCTCATGTATTCCTGTGTTGTCGAAAACAAAGATACCCGCACTATCGTACTGCGTACTCATGGCATGGTTCAAACCATTCTGCCAGTTTGTAAGGCATTGCTCGAATGGGCGGATGGCGTAGCCGTAGCCACTGACAATAAAACCGAAGAGGTGAAAGAAGATGCTGGAACAAATCTTGAAATACCTGATGAATAACCCAGAACTTGTAGTCGCGATAGCCGGAGCAGTTGCAACATGGCTTGTGAAAAACAAATACGTTAATGAAAAAACACTCGCCACGGCAAAACGGATACTGATAGGCGGAGATTCCGCAACCGATGTAACCGACCAAACCCGTATGATTATCGGTGAAGCCCTTGACCTGAAAAAGAAGCTCGATAATCAGCCGGAAAAGAATCTCATAAACAAGCTCATAGGGCTTATCGAAACACTGTTGCGCGGATGGCTGAAAGCGCGATAAATGGAAACTACACAGCAAGAAAGCCTGTCAATCCAACGGCGGAAAGCCATACAGCGCAAAAATGCAGCGTCTGCGTTGCCGCCTGAACCCGATGATGCTTACACGTGCCATTGCGGGTATCGTTTTTGGGTAATAACGGTTAGGGGTATTATCGTTTGCGCGAGGTGTAAAACGCGCTATGTATTTCCGCTACATCGCAATGAATCCGGATTATTGCAAATCGCCGAACCACGCATATTCAATGCAGTCCGGCGCAGTCTCATAGCCACAAGCATCAAGGAAGGCATTCGCTACATTCTCAAAGTCGGTAAAACAAATAAATAAGACTCTTCTCCTTTTTGTTGCCTCCTTTTCTCTCTCCTCTATGCCGCGCCGTCAAACGTGCGGCCTTTTTATAATTTGCAAGCATCGCATTTCCACGTAGTAATATTTTCCCATGTTTCAAATTCGGATTTTGATTTTTGCTGTAAAATCACTTCGATTGGTGTTATTTTGTGAAGCCACATGCGTATTAGTTCAAAATCAATGGACGCAGCATCAACAAAATCAGTATCGCCGCCAAAAAGCTCACTTATTTTATCATTCCATCTTATTTCTATTCTGAATTTAACCATGATTTATCTCCTTTACACAACGACAATTGTAATGCTTTGGCGGAAGGAGTAAAAACTCTATTTTTCCACACGATGTACATTGCCGCCATACGCCATATCGTAAAAACAAATACCCCGGCTCGCTTATTGGGGTAAAGCGATGAATCCCAATACTGCACATTATTAGCTTTCGCTGCTTGCGCTTTTGTGCTTTGATTGTCATGTTTATAATTCCCTCTTTCCCATCGCTAAAAATCCCGCGTATATCGGTATTGGGCTTGCGGACTGAATCAGCGCCGGGCCACCTGATGATGCGTAGATTGTACGCAAGCCGCCGGATGAATCACGCGGAGAAACGCGGATATAAAGCGTGGCTTCCGTTAGAGTTTCATTCATATTTCCGCGTATCAAATCCGATGGATGCTCAAACACAGGGATATTATGCTTTGTCCTGACAACCCCGTCCGACTTGAAATGCTTTCCCAAATGAAAAATATTGATATTGATTCTCGGTGGAAGGCTATCGTTGACGCTCATACATCTCAACCATGCGCTGTCGCGCGCTATCACAATGGTTTTACCGCTCGAAGATGGCTGACAATAATCCGCCAGCGGAATGCGCGAAACATGCGCTGTAATCAATCCTGACGGGTTTTCATCATCTGGCGGACGGTATTCATAGCTGAATCGCGCTGACGCGGGAAACAAGCGCGGAAACCGTGTATACTTGCGTGTGGTTCTACGCACGAATAGCGTTGTCATGGTCGGCGGAACGTAATCGCGCAAATGCTTTTCCATTATTCAACCGGCTCCATTGACAACGTGATGGTTTCGCCGTCCGGTGTTTCGAGCAATGTTCTGTCAATCGGCACATTCATAGCGTTAGGGTCAGTTGGCGGAAACATATCTTCATCGGTCATCATGGCCTTTACGCCTATCCCCACGCGGCTATCAAGTATCTCCATGCTCATACAGTCAATGTGTGCAAGCTGCGTCCAGCCGCCGGAGTGCCTGAAGCTATATATCTGATACTCGCCCATGATTGCAACCAGTGAACCTTTTTTGAGATACTTTAACGCTCGATTAGCGTGCCAACCCCGACAATGCACGTTGTGAAAATCAGTTTTATCCCTGTCAAGCCTCCGGTTGGTAGCCACGCGCAACAAAACATATTCAGTTCCGCCCTTATACGGTTCCTTGATTTGCGGTTCCTGCGCAAGATTGCCAATAATCATTTCCATGTTCATTTGTTTTATCCTCGATCCAGTCTATTATTTTCTGCGCTGTCACGCGGTCATATTCGCCACAGCCTTTGAAAAACTTCCATGCAATCAACACGCGAAACCTCTGCAAATAACGGATGCGGAAATATTCATTCGGAGTCATGGCGCGTCTTTCCGCTTTGTGGCTTTCCATAATTCATATATTCGTTGGTCAATCATTTCTGTATCTTTGTCCATAACAGCCATAACAGAACGCTAACTATCGCTGTCATCAATTCGGTATATTTCTTCAATACCAGCAAGATTATCAAAATATGAAAAATGAATATGTGGCTTGATAGACTCCGCGTCCACGTTCACAGCCGATACGACCATGCCGTTTCTATCGCTACCATCCATCGCAACATACTTTAGCATATCGCCACGTTTAACCGGTGGGCTATCAGGATGTAGCCGCATGGTTATAATACCGCTTTTGCCGCGCATCTTTCGCAAAAATAGCTTTCTCCGAATTGACAAAATCAGATTTTTGAAATACTTTTTCATTGCTCTTTTTCTCCTTGTGTTTGTATTGTAATCGCCCTGTAAACTCTTTTTCCGGTTCCATCGCCATCAACCGCAATATATCCACTTCTAACCGCTGCCGCAAGTCTGTTTCGATATGTGCGCGGACTATCGCCAAACTCTTTAGGAGCAATGAGATATATTTCCGCCTGTGTCTTTTGTCCGTGTTTCTCAAGATATGCCGCAATCCATTTACAGAATTTTATCCTGTTAGATAAATGCGATGCGTTTTTAATCCGTTTTGCCATCGTGTTTATTCTCCAGTTTTGCAACCTGTTTAGCGATGGTTTCAATGTCGCGCCTAAGCCATGTAATGCGTATGTTGGTTAAGATGATTGCTGTTGCTAATGATGCTATCACAAATATTAAATATGTGTTCATACCAAGCCTCCTTTTATTTATTCCATAGGGGCGGAATGACTCGAACATCCAACGTGCTGACAAATCACGTCCATCCGCTTTTGCGCCCCGATATTGCTTTAGAAAATCTTCTCCTTTAGCTTCTTCAAGAATCCCACGCCGTCTTTGATTTCGCTTGTGATTTCATCGACGGTCAAATGTTTCTCAGTCCACGCGGTCACCCATTCCGTCAACAGCGCATCAATCTGCGCATCGTCAAGCTGTTTCAGTGCAAGCGCGAGGGCTTTGTCAAGAATCATGAATATCAGATTTTTCAATCGGTTTCACCTCCTTTCTCACACGCGGCGATGCAGTCCGGGTGCGGCTTTCCTATTATTGGATAGTTTTCAGGATAGAATACTTCCATTCGTGGGCATTGAGGCTCACCGCTGAATTCGTGTTCTGGATAGTCCTTGTCAAGCTTCCAGCCATAGCACGGACACTTATCGGAACATATCTTTTTTCCGGGAAAATCAAGCCCGGCGCTAATGAGATCGTCGATATTCCCATCCTCGACCACGGGCAGATTGAGCCACTGCAACAGATCAACTTGTTCTAATCTTCTCTTTATCTCCTCGACTTCCGCGTCGATTACGGCCTGTTGCGCGAGTTCGGAAGTTTCAAAAGATTTCAACAGCGGTCTGTATGTGGTTCCATTTTTCAAATATCCTCGAAACGAGCCTTGCGAGTTCATTAAAACCGAACCTATTATGCACTCACTGTCACCGTATTTTCCATCAATCCACTTAATCTTCATGACGGCCTCCTTATTTGATCAAAAACGCAATGAATAAAACAGTAGCCCAGCATAGCATCCTTATTAAATCCCGTCAAAATCAATCTCTTGCGGGCCTTTTGCTATTTCAGCTAAAATAACCGTCTCCGCTTCCGTCTTTGGCTTACGGGAGCCTTTCTTCCTGCCGCCTCTGGCTCCGTAGTACCGCGCCGAATAACAGGTCAGAATCTTCATTATGTCCTCGGCCAGTTCTTCTTCGTACTTCTTTTCCCGGTCGTTTATTATCTCGATTTCCACGCCGGAATACTTGCAGATAAGCCATAAATACTCGTACCCAAACCGGGCGAGCCTATCTTTGTATTCAATCAGAATCCGTTCCACGCGCCCCTCGAAGATCAGCCGGACAAGTTTGTGCAGCCCTTTGCGCTTCTCGTTTATCCCGCTGGAAAGTTCTTCTATGATTTCATAGGTGTACTGCTTGCCCTGCGCGTGTTCGATAAGCCGTTGCTTCTGGCGTTCAAGATTTTCCTTCTGCTTCTGTGTTGAGCATCGGGCGTAAATCATTGTCACTTTATCGTAGGCTTTCTTGCGCTCAACGCCGGTAAACTCGTCAAGGACTTCGCGCTTGAAGCGTCTGTGACCGCCGTTGGTCTTGTAACACTTTATCTGCCCGGAGTCGGCCATGTGCTTCAGGGTGTTGATTGATACTCCGAGGTATTCAGACGCTTCGGTTATTCGCATTCGTATGGGACTCCTATGTGTTTTAATACGTCACCAAATCCAAGTTTGAAAATACAATATTCCCAAAGTTTTGGGTGAGTTATTGCTAACTTTTGGAATCTATTAGGCGAAGATTCAAGGTGTACCCCAAAAGCGCAAAACACACACCCTGTTCGCGGCACACCCGTAACTTTTAACTGTTCTCCGAACAAGTCCGTTTCAATTATATTGCCGTACACAGATGCGATTTCTATTGAGTTTTGTTTTAGGTATTGGAGAATGTCTTGTTCTTTCCAAAAAGCGATAGGCCAACTTCGGCCTATCCCCTCAAATGAAGTGCATCCCTTAGCCAAATACATATTTTTACGGCGAAAAGATTCATCGGCAGTAATACCCACAATAGGGGCATACTTTTTATTATATGTGTGCATCGGAGATTTTTTTAAGTGATAACAACATTTGTCACTGATCTTAAATGGTGCATCAATCAAATAAGCCCATTTTTTTGATAAAGCGAAGCTATTATGTTTACGCCCACCATGCAACCGTAAATCCAAAAGTTTTTCACTTTTTGTTGTTCTGATTTCGTATATTTTTTGTGAAATGTCCTTGGATATTATCGGATAACCATATTTTTCAATTACTGTATCAAACCTGATTTTGGGCTTCGTAATAATTATATTTTCATTTGATTTTACAAAGCTTCTTATCTCCGGGTATTCGAGTCCAGTATCCACGAAAACAGCCTTTATGTCAGGATACATTCCCCGCGCTATATGTAGTAGAACCGTTGAATCCTTACCACCAGAGAACGAAACAGCCACATCGCCGTTGAAGTGTTCGTAGTATGATCTAATACGGTTCTGCGTCATACCTACTTTAACCTCAAGCGGAAGTCCCTGCCGTTGTTGGAGTTGCCACGATTCTACTTTTCCCACGCATACCCCTTTCTTTGAATCCCGTTAAATTCGCTTGCCGGGACTCACTTGTCTTTCTTGTCTTTCTCCCGCTGTGCCTTCCGTTCTTCCGACTTATTTATCAGCACCGCTATGTGCACCTGCGCGTCATCCCAAAGTTTCTGCATCTCATTTACCGTCAGATCGTGGTCGAGTGGTTCGTTGAAATAAACCTTTTCCCCGTCCAGAACCCAATATTCTCGCGTTACTTTTGTCACCTTCATTTTCGTAGTCACTCCTTATTTTAGCTATTATCAGCCTGTAAGTCAAGCGGTTTTAACTTATTTTAACCGATTTTGTTGGGAATTAGTTAGCAGTTGTTACCTCCCCGTTAAAAATCCAAGATGAAAAGAACGCCAATCAATCATTCCCCCAACCTTTCCGCCGCAGCTTTCGCGTCCTGTAGTGTTCCGTGGGTCGATTTATGCCTGTGTCTATAGCGCGGGTGTTTTGAATGTTTCTTCCATAGCATAAATAATTCTGTAGGTGTCTTGTAGATTCGATACAAGCCGCATTCTGATTCCCATGTTTTAGCATCTACAAATTGCCCGTATTCGCTCCACTTAATCATTAGATATAGCCTCCGCCGCAGCTTTCGCGGCTTTCAACCGTGTGAAGTGCAGCGTGTAATCAACGCGGCCATCGACCTTTCCAAGTCCCGGCAGCGTGTCGATTATGCGCCATGCGTTGAGCGTGAACATCTTCGTCCCGTAGTGGAATATCGTGAAATTCCACTTTCCAGATGATGCCGTGGATTCAACGTGTTTTTCTCTTATTAAATCTCCATTTTGTTCATACTCTTCATAGCTTGTTTCGCGTTTCCATTTAAGATTATTCTCATTATTCATTTTGGCTTTTCCCTTTACTTGTTGAATCAAAATAACTATAATAAACATAGTCAGGGCATACAGGGAACGGCTTTACGGGCGGGTTCCCCGTGTATCCTGATTTTTTTATCTCTCCATTTAATCGCGCTCATGGTTTTGCCTCACAGCTTTCCGATTATCGCTAATTTATCCGTACATTGTTTCAGCGATAAAGCTTCAAGCCCATAGCTGGAATACAGGTGAATATACCAACTACCGTTTACCTGCCAAATATCTTCTACTGTATAGGGCAGCAATGTTTCCGTGCCAAACTGCACCAAAACGAAGTCGCCCATTTCTATCGTATTGCCAAACGTGTCTTTGAAAGTCGGTCTGCTCATGCCGGATCCCCTTTGGTTGTTGGTTTGTCGTACTTAATATTTGCCAACATTTTTAAATTCATTTGTAACGTTGACAATGTAACTTTCAGCCGCGCTACTTCGGCTTCAAGCTCGACGATTCTATTTGCGTATTCTCTGCACACTATAGACATGCCACCGGGAGATGCTTCAAGCGCCATCCGTAGGTTTTTGACATTAAATAGTAATCCCTCTATGTCTGTAGCGTGCTGCGTATTCTGCTTTTCAAGCTCGATAACCCTTGCCGCATCCTTATCCGCCTTCTCAAGTCTCGCGCACAGGGCGTTGTGTGCATCGATGTCAGAGCGATAACCGCAGTGGGTACAATAAATATAGCCTTCCTCGCTCCTGCATTCTTTTTTACAGTACGGGCAATTCGCAATCGCTTCTGGCATTATTTGAGCCTCCTTCGTATGATGTTCAGCCGTATTTCTACTGTCGTCATCCATATCACAAATGCGCCCACGCCGATACCGGCTATTATTGTCAATGGTGTCTCCATTATGTGCACCTCCAGTCTGTGTACCTGATACAGTCAGCACAATATTTATCGCTCATTCTTTTTGCCTCACTTTTTCATTTCTCTAAGTGCTTTTTCTGTCCATCCGGAACCGTTTATCCAATATCCCTCCGCAACCATTCTCAACCAGTATTGTTCGCATTCAGGACAAGGATTATCAGGACTGCATGGCTCGCCGCATTCTTCGCACGCTTCTTCGGTAAATCCGCTCATCACACGCGCCTCCAGTCTGTTGCTGTTGTCATGCATGTATGCAACTGAACATCCCTCCACATTGTTGCTCCTACAGGGCGTTGCATGAAATAACCCTCTTTGCTACACTTATATTCCCAGCCATTAAGGATAAATATAACATCTGTATCTTTTCCCATTTCACATGATGCCCACGCCCACGACCCTTTTCCGGTCTGGTTGAGCGCGTCGGCGATCTCGGTTATTTCTTCTTTTGAGAGACAAGCATCATAATTTATTATCTTGCGGTGATTTGCGTCCCGTATTGCAAATAAGGTGCTGCTTTCAGTTACCCTTACCGGCCTTTCAATCTTCTGCTTGTCCATTGTAAGCCTCCATATTTTTGTATTCCCGCATGCACGACTTGCAAACATCATGCCCGTCCATGTTTTCTATAGGGTAGATATTTCGCGTGTCGATGTCGCCGCCAATACCGCAAAGCGAGTATCCAGAAGCGCATGTAAATAATTCAACTATATTTTCTACGATGTGATACTTTTTACCCTTGCCGATTCGCGCGAGTTTGTAGTCCATCATTCGCCCTCCATTGCTGCGCGTATTTTGTTTATCAGTTCATCGCATTTGTTGCGAAGCTCTGCGTTTGAATCCTCGATGCTGATTGCCGGGTCATCGTAGAATGCTTTGAATTCAGCGATAGCATCCATGAACTTCTGAACGTCACGGATTCCGCGAGTGGCGTTGACACATTCGGCGGCTCGTTCCATCTGTTCATTTGTAGCATTGATTTCACATATATTCTTGCCGCGATAAAACAAAGATTTTCCAGATGCTTGCCCTATTTCAGCGATTGTATTTCCTTCATAGTCCCACGGCTCCCCATACTCGCCTTGCGGCTGTTCGTGCTTCATCATTTCCGCGTTCATCATATCCGCCACCCTCTTGCACATTTCAAACGAGTTACCGCCGTGGAACGTGGCAATCTTTTCGCCTGTTTCATCATGCCATAGATTGCCTATTGGGTTGATGCTGAATTTAATTTCTTGCGGCTTGTCGTCGCGCGGCAGCGCGTTCCATTCGTCGATATCTTTAGCTTCTAATCCGCAGTACCAACAGAATACTGCTCCTGTATATATATTTATATCTACGGTTTTACCGTCCTTCGGACACGGTTTCAGTTCGTTGCTCATTTTGCCACCGCCTCTATGGATTTTCTGATTTTCTCGATCATTTCATCTCTTAACCCTTCCGCGTGTTTGCCACTATTCATGAGTAGCTCTGTCGCCGCCTCGACAACCTTCTCATATTTCTTGGCCTCGCAGCTTAATTCGGCAACTTGTTTCTCAAGCTCCTTGATATTATCCCTGTAAACTTTCGTATCGATTTGCAGCCCTTCCATGTCGTGTTTGTACTGTGCGAGTTTCTTCTTTAGAAGGGTATTCTCTTTTTGAAGATGTGGTAATTCCATCGCCGCGCCTTCAAGTTCATCAATTAGTGCCATTGTCACGCACCCGCTTTCTGGATTGCTTCTTTAAGTTCATCGAGCAACTCATCAGTTGTTTTCCACCAGTCGTCGCCTTCTTCCTCGCTGATATACACTGGCTCTGCTGGCCTTTTAAAATGCTCAAATATAATATTCGCCGCGTCCGTAATCTCTTTCAGCCGGTCTTGCAGCGGATCGACCTCGTGGCGGATGAGTTCGGCGACTATTGCAATATCGCAATCCGATTCGGCTTCACACAAACTACAGGTGTTGCAAGTCGATTCCTTGCAGCAGCCGTGCGATAAATCTTTGTTTCGTAGTTCCGCCCGCTGCTCTTCCGTCAGCCCTGCAAGTATCTCGCGCCAGTTGAAGCTATTCATTGTTTATCCGCTCCTTTGTGTTGATAATGTGTTCCGGCACGCCATGCCCCATGCATCCCGTCTTATAATCGAAGTTGTCGCAATCACCAATAGGTAATACTTCGTGGCCTTTTGTTAATTCATCCATGAGATAATTGCGAAATTCATAATAGGTAAAAAGGCTTCCATCGTCTTTTTTTATCCAGCCGTTTTTGCCTATATTTTTATTTGTTTCGCGAATACTCCAGTTAAGCGCCCCGCTTATAGATAAACACATGTGGTATTGTGTCATTATGCTATTTTCTCCTTGCAGTTTTTAATATGTTCCGGCACGCCTTCGGGCATACCGTTTTTCGCGTAGAATTTCACGCCCGCTGAACGTGTCTGGTCGTACAGGTCGATTACCCATTCAGGTTTGCACTCTCGCGAACCGGAGCCATTTTCTTTGCCGCAGATCACCAAATCTATTCGAGGTGGGCAATTATCGGGAGCGCACCAACTTTCTTCCCCGCGTGATTGTGGGCCACCGCCACACTTGAGTTCATCGCAAACCGTTATCCCCTTGCATTTAAGATATTTGTCAGGAATCTGTATAGCCCCTAACATTGGCTCCGCTGATATGAAGTGTCCAGCCGCCGGGATGCTCAACAGCACCGGGATTCTCGCGTCCGCCATTTCCTGATTTTCAGCGGTCACGCCGAGGTGTAAGTTTGATAATGGCTTTTCAACCTGATAGTATTCATTTGCGAGCTTGAAAAATTCAGCCATGCGCTCAGGGCGTTTAGACAATAGCATGAACGTGTGTTGCGGGACTTGTGATATTACGTTGATGATGTCGCGCACCGCTTCAAACGGCACATCCTTGTGAAACATATCTGTCATGCTGCCGACGAAGATAATTGACGGGCGTTTGAGTTTCAGCGGCGCGTCAAGGCGTTCGGGGTGAAACTGAATCCGCGAGAACGGAACGCCATTGTTGAATCGTGCATGTACTCCGTGTGCGTAGCAGTGTTTGCAGCCATCTGATACGCGCTCACAGCCTGTTACCGGATTACAGGTGTAATCTGCCCAGCCGATTGAATTGAATACGTTGTTGAGTCCTTTAACGGTTGGTAGTTTGTTAGCAATCATTTCACTCCTCGTTTCCCTATGCACACCATGCAATAGTGAACATCGCCGTTTGCGTACCAGAAATAATACTCTTCGATGTACTCATTGACCGATTCTATTTCCGCCAGATTCGTTATGACCTCGATTGTCATACCGCACTCATTGCACGTTGCCTGATGTTCACGCTCACCGCTTGAGTATTGTCTTATAATGTCAATCATCTTTGCACTCTCGTTTCTCTTTCATGATTTTGTCAATGATTATCTGGATTTCTTCCGATGGTTCGCGGCGAAGTATTTCTTCGTGACACTGGCGCGCGATTTCGGGCTTTGTGATATATCCGTCAGAGTGATCGCAACAGACATCTGTTTTTAGCCTACTCCCAGGGCATTCTAAGCAAGGAAAGCTCCCTTCGTGTTGTGTTTCACACAGCCAATAACATTCCTCATAACACGCGAACAACAGTTCGGCTACGTCGTCGTTTGAACATTTCGAGAAGTTGATTTTCATTTGCTTTCCCCCTCCTTAATCGGGCAGTTATGCTCCGTGCATGGTAGGTTTTCTATTTTGCAATACCCCCCATGCTTCTTTTTGCATTCATCGCTTGTGATAGTTATTTTCCACGGCGGCTTTATATCCTTGGTTCGATTGTCCGGTTTCCATTGCTGTGATTCTCCCCTCATATTTTCCGGCCATCTGTTATTGAATTTCCAACCAATGCCACCTTCCACACATATTGTTTCGGAGGCCATTTTAGCGGTATCCCGGTTGCTTTAAAAAATATCTTACCTATGTTCAACCCGTATGCTTCTGGCAAATAAAACACTCTGAAATTGTGAATCCACGTTTCTTGTTCTCCGGCCTGTTTGCTTATAAACTCATCACAACATTGTTTAAGTGTTTTTTTCACAGTGTTTTGCCAGTATAAAAGACATCGGCATTGCGTGTCTGTCCATGCGGGGTGCTTCAATTTCATAGCGTAAGCGTGTGATTCAATATCAAATCGAACAGACACAAGCCACATAGATTTTGAAGTGTCGATTATTTCCTCCATCTTTGACAGCAGCTTAAATCTATCGCCATGATTATGCTCAATTTGCAGGCATGCTCTACTGCCGATGTTTGGACAGCCATATTTTGATTTGTTATATGGCATGGCGCAGTAATGGAGCGCTGGATGCGGCAGATATACAAGCTCTTTGATTACGTCTATGCGGTGTATCATTTCTTTTACCTTGTTAGATTCTCCGGCCATCCGGCGACGATTCTCATTTCGCTTTCCGCTCTTTTCTTTTCGTGACCTGTCCGTCCGCCATTTCGAGAACTGTTATCCAGCATCCCGGCTGTTCATCAGGCGCAGTTGCATATTTCTTTGACTGTACCGCATGATAAACCTGACAGTCATCAAGAAACACAAGCTGCGTGTCCTTTAATGCATCTTCCGTTGAGCGCGTCAACTTCGTTATATCCGGCGACTTGCAATGACGCTTCGGGGCATTCTCTTTCAACCCCTTCACGCCGTAGTGATAGCCGGGGCGTTCCATGAGGAAATCAAGCCTCAAGAAAACCGGGGACACAATCGGGAATCTATCGCGGTGTTCGGGGTGTTCCACGATGTACGCTCTCACGGCCTCGGACGCGTAGTATTCAACCGTCGTGCGCCACTCTTTATTTTTACCGCACATATCGGTAATAATTACGCGCCCGGTTTTCTTGTTGACAAAGCCCTTTTTGCTGCCGCCCGGCTTCGCTATTCCCGGCACAAAGAATGTGAGTCTTACTTGGTCACTCATGCCGTCACCCTTCAAAAATGATGTGGTCAATTTTGTCGCTCATGCCGTCACCCGCCAAGAGTTCAGCTTTTACAGCTGCTATTTCAGCGTATGAAATAAATGTTTCGTCACCTTTACCGCCCCACGTTTTCTGACCTTTACGCTTGCCGCGTGTTATGATTCTTGGAATGCCGCCTTTTAAAAGAAGCCCACTGTTATCGTCAAGGTGTCGGGCGTAAAACCATTCCCACTCAAGGGGCTTGTCAAGTTTTTTGCGCGCTATGTAGTTGAGTATTTCAGAATGTCTCATACTGTCACCGTCCCAACTGATGATGTGCGCCGTCGTGAAAACGCGGCCAGTAGTATCCCGGTGTCAGCCCGATGCTCTTTGAGATTTCGGCAACGCGGCGATAGTTAAACTTCTTTTCGTCCCACGACCAGCGGCCTTTTGCGTCCTTGAAAACGATGTCAACCGCTAATCCTTTGCCGTGCATCCCTGCTGTCTTGAGCTTGCTTCTGCCGTTCGCGTACAGCCATGCCTGCCGCTGCGGTGTGCGGTATGTCTCGAAAACATACACGTTTAATTCCTCTATGCGGCAAAGACGAATCAACTCCTGTAGCATCCCTCTCATTGCAGGGGTTAGCCTGTAAACATCGTTACAAATGTCAGTTACTTTCGCCATGATTATTTCAGTCCTTTCAAAACGATATTTTCGATGCGCCTGATTGCGGAATGACATTGCGCTTCACTGTCAATGTCCTCCGGTATCAGGGCTTCAAGGTCGGCAAGCATCAAATGAATCATTTCATGCACGACGCTATGCTCGACATGCTCGATTGATGAAAAGGGCGATATTGCAATTGTTGCTGACCGCCCCTTTTGGTTAAAGTGAACCGATGCAAGGCAGTTTTCGCGGACAACATAGGAATGTTCATCGCCAATCGCCCATGTGATTTCCCAATCAGTCAGGCCGAGTTGCTTTTGAAACCTGTCGATGGTGCGAGATATTTTTTTGTAGTGTTTTTTCTTAATCATGGAATGATTATTTACCCTCCATGATTATCTCGCGGGTTATACGCACAACCGCGATGTATTTGTCTTCCGGATCATTAAAAACCTTCATGTAAGCCTTAGCCTCTTTCTTGTTTGTTATTTTATTTCCGACCTCCCACGCCTTGCCATTTTTATCAATAATGGCGATGTCGTATGATTTTGTGTTCTCGATTCGCTTCCTGTACTTGTCGCGCCAGTCTTTCGCCATGTCACTCGCCCTCCTTCTTGGTTGGATTCAGCGCATCACGGAATATGTTAAAAAGCTTTTCCGCTGCCGGGCCATTGAATTTCACATAGCTTGGATAATCGTCAAGCGCACTATATGACGGCGGGTCAACAACTATGCTGCCATCTTTTTTAGTTACTACTATCGCGTTAATCTTCATCTTTTCCCTCACTCTTTCTCCGTCGTAACGGTTGTTATTTATTTTTTGTACGGTTTTCCGCCGACACTTGTGAGAGCGTCGAGCTTGCAGTTGCTGTAGAGTATCATGTTGCCGCCAACACTTGTGAGAGCGGCAGCGTCGAGCTTGCAGTTGCTGTTGAGCATCATGTCGCCGCCAACACTTGTGAGAGCGTCGAGCTT